TGTTGCTATTGCGTTAGATGTTTGACCTGTTATAATTTCTCCACGAGTAAATTTTCCATATTCAGTACCAGAGTAAGTTTCAAAAATAAGTTTATCACCTATGTCAAGTGGTGTTCTTGCAGTACCTATAGCACTAGCATCCAAAACTAAATTATTTGCTTGTGCTGTTTCTGTTTCTAATAAAATACCTTCTGTAGATTTAACAGAAGTTACTGATAACTCAGCAGACTCTAGTAATTGGTAATAGACTTTAAGAAAATCAGCAAACTTTGGATGTTCACTAACTACAAATTCAGGTAGTTGACTAGAAAGTATTGTTGAAATTTTATCATTAAACTTTGCCATTTGTCATTAGTAGCTGGAAGTAGTTGTGTATCCTACACCTGCCTCAGCACTTCCTCCTACAAAACTATCAGCGGTAACTGTTATATTTGAATTCGCAACATCAATTTCTATAATTTGGTCTCTAACAGGAACAACATCATTTGAACTTGGTGTTACTGTTAATTGAATTATAGTTGAAGCTACTCCTCCTATATTTGTTATACTAGCAATATTTAAAGAGTCAATTGTAATTGCACCTGAACCATAATCAATTGTACCTTGTTTTGAATTTAAATAACTTTTTACACCACTAGCCAGATAAAATAATCTTACATTACCTGCACCATCATCATCAAAAAAGAATTCGTTATCATTGTCTTTAATTTTAAATCCTGTTGAACTTAATATCCCACCTGAACTTTCTAAATGTCCAGAATGTGGATTATATAATGCATTTCTAAAATAGATATTATACTTTGATGATGTTAAAATTATTGGTGTAAAATTTTTTCTTATTTTAACAGTTGTTATATTTGATAAAATACTTTCATCTGTTTCATCAATCAAACCTGTAACTTTTGAATATCTGAATATTGCGTCAAACTTTTGTAAAGTAGTTGAATTATAATTTGTTAATGTAGTAATGACATTTGCTTTTATAGTATCAGCAGTTTTTGCTGTTGCCTTTGCGTCATACTTAATATTTGAAGTAATTAATGTAGAAGTTGTTTCTGGATCTTTTATAACAGGTCTTACTGAAGCAACGTTATAAGGTTTTAATTGTGTTACAATATCTGTCTTTGTTGTATCAGTTAATATTGAACCTGATTTTGCTTTAATTGAAATATTTACAACACCATATTGTGGAGTTTCATCATCTTCTCCACCCCAAGCACTTACTGATAATGCATTTGGGTAAATTGATTTAATCAATGTTTCATAATCAGTTGCTGTAACTGCTCTATCTTGAGCACCATATTGTAAAGGTGCATTAAATTTTATTGAACTATTTGATTCTCCAATTGCACCACCTGAAGAATTTGATTCAGTTGTTATAGTTACATTTGTATAACCACCAACACTTCCTGATAATGTAAATTTTGAAGCGCCATTTGAATTTATTGTATTAGTTATAACATATTCTAATATAATAATGTTACCATCACTTAATTTTTTACCTATTACACCATCACCAAAATAAACTTCATACTTATTACTAGAACCTTCTTGTATAAAATATACGTTTGAATCACTTGATACATTATTATAACCACCTGCTAAACTATAAACTGTTTGTGTAGTATCTGTTCCACTATTTTGAACAGTAACTTTTAAAGTTGAAGTATCTGCTAAAGGACTAGGTATAACAAATTTTTGGTCAGTATCATTTACATCATATGTATATTTAAATGTAACCAACGTTCCTTCATAAAGAGTAACATTATTAAATTTATAAATTCCATCTACTGGTGTAATTGTTATATCTTCATTAGTTATGTATTGATAATCAACTGTTTCAACTGTAGTTGTAAAAATTGTTCCCTTTTGCATTGTAACAGATGAACCAGTTGCACCATTAACTAAAATATCAATAGACGCTCTTGGCGCTCTAGGAGATGTAGGAGTATATCCTAACATCTTTGCTAATGAAACAATATTTTTTCTAATATCAGCACTATCCAAATACATTTCATTAGTTGACATATTAGCAATATATGACAAGTAATGGGTGTTGTAAGATAGTACATCTAATAGAATAGATAAACTTGAACCTTCAAAATCATAGTCTTGAAATTGTGTTTGACCTTGTAAAAATGTTTTTAAATTTGCTTTGATTAAATCAAAATCTAATTCTGATACTTCTAGTTTATGTTGCGACATTTATTATCTTAACCTTTGTAAAGTCATTGAAACTGTTTGCGGATGTGGCACACCTATAATATTAAAATATATTACTATTTCTAATCTATTACTATCTATATCTTTACTAATAATTGGATTCATTGATTCAAAATCATCTCCATTTATCCCAATACCAGTTAACTGAATTCTAGGTTCATTATTAACTAAACACTCTTCTATTTTTCTTTTTAAAAACACACTAGTAACTGGAGTGTAATTTTCAAAAAGCAATCCTTTTACACCACAACCTATTTCAGGATGGAAAGGTCTTTCATAAAAATTTGTTTGTATTAAATTTTTAACTGCTCTTTTTATTGCTATTGCGTCTTCAACTACATTAACATCATTGGTAGTTGGATGTCTACCAAAATCTAAATCTATATCTTTAAACTTCCTAGACTGCCTAGTACTAGTGCTTTTAACGTGACTTGTATAATCGTTTAAAAATGCTTGATTGCCTTGTGCCATAATAGTAATATTTATACGTTATCCTCCAGCAAAAACAGTATTAGAACCTTCAATCATTGCTCCAAAATCATAAGAATCTCCAACTCTTGCGACCCCTATACCATTTGCTCTAACTGTAAATGAAGATATATTAACCATACCCATATGACCTACACAAATAGGTCCAGAATTTATGGTGTGTGGCAATGTAGGATCATTACGTCTAGCAACTGGTTTACCATTTGCTCTAACTGTAGATTGTGTTGCTTTAACTCCTACAACTGCTGTACAACCGTGACCTGTTGCTCCTAAATCAAAATCTCTACAAAGTTTTGGCATTACTCTTCTTTATCTCCATCTCCATAAACTTCTCTTTCCATTCTCATTATAAATCTGTAAAATTCGTCTTCACTCATTTCAATTCCACTGTTCCGCCAGCTTCTTCTAATATTTGTTTAAGTTTTTCTGCGTCTGCTTTATCTAAATCTTCTTTAACTGCTTTAGGTAAGTCTTCTGCAAAGTTTTTAGCTTCAATTAACCCTAATTCTAATATAGGTCTAATTGCTTTAATAATAGGTATCTTTTTACCTGGTGCAAATCCTGTTAAAATCACTTTAACTAAACTTGTTTCTTCATCTACAACATTTACTGGTGCAGGCGCTGAAGTTAAAGCTGATAAATCTAAATTCCAGACCTTTTCCAATTTTTTAGATAATTCTCCAGCTTCAATAACTGTTAATTTACCCAATTGCTCTACTAAACTATCTAATTGACTTGCCATCTTTAAAACTCCTATTTTGTAAATTACCTTTTTTGTTATTATAGGTACAATATCCATTAAATTTAGGATATTTCATTAATAAACTTTTTTTAAATTTTTTAAAACTCATCGCTTGCATAATTTCAGCGGTTCCGTCATCTTTTGTAACTGTATATTCAAATTTCATTATTTTTTTTCCAATTGTTTACTATATTTATTAAAAATTACAAGAAACTTGAGCAACTTGGTTTACGATTCGTTCTAAATCATTAACCCAATGACATTTTTGCAATTTTACGCAAGAAATTAAGAAAATAGAACAAAATATGAACAAAAATATTGCTAACTTGTTGATTTTACTCACTTTTTACTCCATTTTCTTCTTGACTCTCCCATATATTTAGTGTAGTATATACCTAATTATGATTACTTCATTTTTTATACTAATGTTTTCTATGATAGTTGCAATATTTCTATTAGGAAAAATATTACTATAATAAACAAATAAAAAAGGACAAAAACTATGAAAAATACTGAATTTGTATCTAAAAATCCATATCTTTGTAAGAAAGATTTTTATGTTACTGAACTACATTTATCAATTGATGGTTTAACTGATATAACAGACTATAAAGGACCCTATAATACTTTGAAAAGTGCTCAAGTTGCATTTAAAAAGTTTATATGTGCTGATAAATTTTTAAATCATTGGGATTATGCAATTAGAGGACCAGAATATTCAAGAAAAGGGATTGACGGCAAATCAACATATAAATCAATCTGGTATTCTGATGGAATGNTGAAAAAATTTAATTAAAGTAAAGGAAAACATCATTATGAAAAAACTATTAGAATATTTAACAATTATTTGTTCTATATTAGGCACGTTTATGTTAATTGGCGCTGTTGGCGCAATTGACGGTGGATATAACGGAGTACCTATGAACGATAATTGGTTTCTATGTGGTACTTTGTCATTGTTAGGTATTGCTATGTTTATTTTAGCACTATACTCACAAACATTGTATTCTGAACAAGACTAAACATCTACATTTTTATTTTTAGCCCCTACAGTATAGCCTATTCCAAAAGATATGGCTATCACTGTACAAATGGCTAATATGTGCCATATCCAAAACATCATTATTGTTTCCTTTCAAATACTAATCCAGTATCTTTCCAAAACTCTCTTTTCATTGTACTAACTTCTTTAGATTCATTTGTTAATTCTTCATCATATGTAAAACCATATTTCTTATATAAATTTATCCAATATTCTAATGGTTTACAATTAACGTGGTGATGTCCTGGTTTACCAATATCTGAATACGTCATAAACACATATCTACCTCTTTGTGTTAAACTCATCCAATTATCAACATATGTTTCATCAATATGTTCCACAAATTCAACACACCATATCAAATCAAACTCCGCAGTTAAATAATATTTCTGGAAATTTTCCAATTTTCCTTTAGTAAAGTCGTGGACCACAAATAGTTCAGGTCGTTCTCTTACTAACGTAAAATCACCATCAACTCCTATTACAGATAATCCTAATTGTTGTGCTTCATATACTTGCCCACCTGGACCACAACCTAAATCTAACATTGATTTAACGTTTAATTTATCTTTAGCCCATTTCAACAAACCTACATCTATATGTGTTCTGCCTTTATGTCCACCTAAATGTTTTGGTAATGGGAAAGCCTCTTCAAACACTATTACCTTTTTTCTTTAATAAGTTTATCTTTTAACCTTAACTTCATCTTCTTCAAATCTTTTAATGATTTCCACGCACTAAACGTTCTATCTAATTGTCTTGTTGTTTCTGCTTCATTAACTTTACTTTTCAATTCTTTATGTTCTTTTTTAAATGGATTTAAGTTCATCTTTTTTTAACCTCTCTTAATCTTGGGTTCTTGCCTTTCGGCCATTCCAAATTAATAGTTAAAGTAGAATTGTCTTGTTTAAGTATTCTGATTTGATGTCCATTGGGAGTAGAATTATCCCAATATCTTTCGTAGTTGTCTATATCAATCACTTCATCTTTAATGCCTTCAACATCATCAAACATTGTCATATTAGGTGTATTGTTTGCTACATCATCTAAAAATTTATTAGTTTCTTCTTCTTCGTCTTCTTCTTCTTCTTTTTTTCT